GTGACGCGGAGGTAGACGCCGGGCGAGACCTGACGGATGAACGATCCCGGAATCTTCTGGTAGGACGCCCACCGCTGGAACTTCTGCGGTACGGATGGGCCGGTCTGGACCGGCGGGACGACACCGTAGCCCCACGAATCCGACCATGAAGTGCCCCATGAGTCGCCCCAACTTGCGAACATCACACGGGGTTCCAAGGATCAGCGGTGGTGCCGGTGCCCTTGACCTGAATGTCGTTGACGTACTGGATGTTGGCGTCCACCTGACCGGCGACCGTGAAGGCAAGCGAGTCGGTCTTGGCCTTGATTGCGGTGACTTTGGTGTCGGTTGTGGTGAGATCGGAAGCCGTGGCAAGTCCGCTCTGGATCTCGGTGACCGCATCAGCGGCGATGGACGCGGCGGTGATCGAGTTGCTCGCCAGCGACGAGACCGTGACGCTGTCGCCCGGCAGCGAGGCGAAGACCTCCTCGCGAACGTCGGTCGGGTCCGCGCCCGAGGCCGTGACATGAACGACGAAGTCGCCCAGCGTGTCCGTGTGCGCCGTGGTCAGGGCCAGCGAATACCAGCCGACGCCGAGCTCGGTCACGGTCGGGGTGATTGACGCGAAGGCCGCACCGCTCTTGCTTGCCGAGATCGTGAGCGTCAGGCCGGTCGCGCCCGTAATGTGATCGGTGCTGCTGATCATCAGCACCATCAGGTTGCGCGCCGTCGATTGCTTCAGCATGGCATCACCTGTTGACGACGCGGCTGCGGGAGTAGGTCTCCCCGCCAGCCGGGGCAGAGGGCGGCGGGTAGTGGAGGATCGTGGCTTCGATGTTGTAGTTGATGAAGGTGCTGTTCGACAGAAGCCCGGCGGTCCCGGCGAGCAGGCCCACGCCCTCACCCGGCCGCACGATGATCCCGTTGCCCGGCTCGGCGGCGAAGATGTCGATGTCAGCAAGTCCGTTTAGCTGAATGCCGTTTAGCGACTGCCCGATGGCTCCGAACACCTTCATCGCTGGGTTGCGCCGGAACACGCCAGCATTCTGCTGCTGGAGGACGCTGATCGTTGCGCCATGCGTGTAGGACCAGTCCCATTGCCACGAGCCTTCAAGACGCGAGCGGAACGGGCCGACGACGGCGCGCATGCTCGCGGGAGTCGAGACGGTCGTGTCGGGCTTGATGATGTTCGCCGCGTCAGCCGAGGTGTCGAGGCCAAAGATGCGCGCAAGGCGTAGATTGACGGCAGGCACGGTGAGGGAGAGCGAGGTGGTGGCGTTGGTCTCTTCGTCCAGCGGGATGAACGCTACGCGCACGGCCAGCACGACGCCGCTGCCAGAAGCGTTGAACAGGCTGACAAGGGGGCCGTCAATCAGGGCATTGGTGGCAACGTCCGTGCTGACGTAGGTGTAGGTCGCGCCCGTCGCGGTGTTGGTGACGAACATCGCCACGATCATGCCGTGCGGAACGCCGTACTCTGTCTGCGTGACTGCAACTCCCTCGCCCTCGCGCAGGACGATTGGCTCCACATCGACGCTCGCACCGAAGTCGCCAAGCGTCGCAAAGGCGTCGTGCTTCCACGTTACCAAGCCGCCGCTGAACTGACGCGACGAAAGGCTCGTGCCGCCGATGGCCGCGAAATATGTTGGGGCATCAGCAATGCGCTTGAGGGCGATGTCCGAGGTCGTGACGCTGTCGGGGTTGGTCGTGAACGTCACCTGAGATGGCAGGCTTGCCGATGCGGTGTCGTGTTTGAGGGGCGAGACAGCATCACCGCCGCTGCTCGCCGTGGTGCGAAAGAGGGCAAGAGCGCCCGCGCGACCCGAGCCGTACTGCGCGTTGCTTGTCGGCGCGACGGGCGAAAGCCTGAGATTGACCAACTCGTAATACCGGCGCAAGTCAGATGCCTCGTCGTTGAAGATGGCGAATAACCCATCCTCAAGCGGACGCACATTGACTGCGCGCTGGTAGACGAGGAAGGCCTCAGGCATCGGGCGTCACGACGACGAATTCGCTGTATCGCGACGGCACCTTGCACCCGGGACAGACGATGGGCGGCGACGCCGGGCCTAGCCCTCCGTTGATGTCGTTCTCCACGCGAGAGGCGAAGGACTCCTCCACCTCCCACTCATGCAAACAAGCCTTGTGGCGCAGCGTCTTCATGGCTTACGTCGCAGAATCGGTGAACTCGATTTCGAGATCGGCGGTGCCGACAGCGGACGAGCCCGAGTGGAACAGCTCGAAGCCCTGCGTCGCGCGGCAGACGATAGGCTCCACGTTCGTGTCGGAGTAGCCAGCGTTCCAAACCTCCGCGAACGGGATCAGCGTCAGCCAGTTGGCCTGCGTCGTACCGGCCACCACGGGCTCCTCGTTCACGAAGAGGAAGCGGCGGAAGATGTCGCTGCCGGTGACCGTCTGGTTGGTGCCACAGGTCGTGCTGGCGTTAAGGGCCGACGAGTTGGTGTCGTGCTTCACGGGCGTCACAGCGGTGCCGACCGAAGCTGCCGTGATGCGGCGGCATTGGGCAGTCGTGATGACGCCGGTCACCGCTGTGGTGCCGTTGTTGAACCAATACGCCCTGTAGGCGCGGATGATGCGCGTCGATGCGGTGGCGTTGAAAACGTTGAGCATGTCCTTGCTGGAAGCATACGCCACCGCACCAGAGGTCGCTCGCCAAGTCGCTGCCATGTCAGGCTCCCATGTCCATGATTGTCTTGCCGGTGCCCTGCGTCGCGCCGAACACCGTGATCTCCCCGCGCCCGTCCATGCTCGGGCCAGCAGCCCATTGCTGGATGCGGTTCTCGTTGAGTGCGCGGACGCTTGCGTCCAGATCGTCGCGGATATCGCCCGGCATCAGCCCGATACGCCGCCCCGCTTGGATCTTCAGCATGAAGTCCTTGCAAGCGCGCACATGACGCTCGGCAAGGGGCTGCTCCGTCCTTAGCAACCAGCAATCCATTGCCGGTCGCCACTCCATCGCTGGCTGCTTCATTGCATCATCCCTCCGGGTACGACCTCGACGCCCTCTGCCCTTCCATCGGCACCACGGATGATCCTTCGCGGCGCGCCCATGGACTGCATGAGGGACTGGATCATCTGCATCATGCGCTGGTCGCGGGCAGCGTTCTGGGCTTCCATCTGCGAGATCATCAGGCGCACATCATCGCCCATGCTCGTCGCAAGCTGCTGCGTGGACGAAGTCACGGCTTCGATGCCGGGGACATCCGCACCGGCAGCACCGATGCGCGCCACCATGATCTTCGTGTCGGCCTCCATCTTGGCCTTCTGGGCCTCCATGGACTGCTTGGCGGCAAGCTCCTGCTGGACGCGCACGTTCTCGTATTCCTGCTTCATGCGCGCGATCTCGGCCTCGTTCTGGATCCGCATCTCCTGCAACATCCGCTCGTTTTCGATGCGAAGCTGCTGAAGCTGCTGGTCCCCAACCATCTGCGCCTGCTTCATCTGCTGATCGACTTGCATCTTCTGCGCTTCGATCTGCAACTGCTGCTGCGCCGACTCGGCCTCTAGCTGGAGCTTCTGCTGCTCGACCTGAACCTTGGCCTGCTCAGCCATCGCCTTCGGATCCGGCGGAGGCGGCGGAAGTTCGTCCACGCTTCTCGGAAGAATGCCATCAATGCCGTCAATTTCCATCTCCTCCAACAGCCTCCTCGACACCGCAAGGAGGGCTTCCGGGTTGTTCGCCACAAGGGGATTGTTCTTGGCGAACTCGAACAGGAACTGTGCCTTCTGGACCCTGCTCTGCTGGTTCATCATGCGGGGATCGGCCACCGGCATGATGAGCATGTCGTCCATGAAGTCCTGCTCGGTTACGACCATCTCCTCCGGACCCTCCGGAGTGACCGAGATGAAGCTCTCGATTCCACGGAAGTAGATTCCGTGGAGGCGATAGATCTTGTTCAGTTCCTTTGACCACGAGTGCAGCAGGAACTCCTGCACCGAGGTGAACATCACCAGCGACTGCTCGACCATCGTTTGCATGGTCGTGGGCTGGAAGACCTTGTTGATGTCGCCAGCAGCGGCATCCGTTGTAGCGCCAATGCGCTGGGCGCGCGTCTCAAGCTGGGCAATGGCCTGCATGAGGGTGGGCGGCGGGGCGGGGAAGGACAGCGTCTTGATGCCCTTCTGGATATCGTCCGTGCTGGCCGAGACCGTCTTCAGGCTGCCGAGTTCGATCTTCACCGGCCCCTTGCTGATGTTCAGGGCCTCCGAGATGAACCCGCTCATGTTGCCGTGGATCGACAGCGTGGTCGCGTCGATGAACTGGCGCAGGAGCTTGTTGACGGCAATGTTCGTCTTGCCCAGCAGGAAGCCAAGCCCGTACCCGTAGAAGCCGTCCGGGTTCACAAGGAAGCGGTAGTGCGTGTATTCCTCAATCGGCAG